TTATAGAGATTGAAGAAACTTCTAAGTTAAGATATCTTAGAAATGCTTGGAAAGTAGATGATAATGGTCAAATATTTTTTGATAGAAACAAAGGAGAAGAATTAAAAAAAGAACAATTTAGAAATTTGCGAAAACCATTCTTGGAAAAACTAGACGTGCAATTTATGCGAGCTTTAGAAGCTGGCGACACATCTTCTTTGCCTCAAATTGCCGCAAAAAAACAACAACTAAGAGACATAACTGATATAAGTTTTAATGATTACGATACTCCCCAAAAACTTCATGAATTTATACCAGATATTTTAAAAACTTAATATATAATAGTCATGGGTTATTCTTATGACTATTATGTAGAAACTTGTTTAATGTTGCGGCAGAATGGATTTTATCCAAAAAGAATATTAGATATTGGCGCAAGCGTCTGTCAAACGGCAGACGTTATGCATGATGTTTGGCGTGTTGCTTATATCGTTCTTTTTGAAGGCAACAAAGAATGTGAGCCTTTGTACAAAATAAAAGATTATGCTTATCATATCAAATTACTTGGTAAAGAAAATGGAATCGCCAAATTCTATAAAACGAAATGGAGTCCCATTTGTTCAGGCAATTCTATATACAAAGAAAACTCGTCAACCTACAATGAAGAAAACTTGATAGTCGAAGAGTTGCCGATTTATAAACTAGATGATTGCATTAATGGCATTTTTGATCTAATAAAAATTGATACTCAAGGTAGTGAATTAGATATTATCAATGGAGGATTGCAGACTTTCTCAAACGCCAAAGTAGTTATCGCAGAAGTGTCTTTAACTAATTACAATGAAGGCGGCTGCACGAAGCAACAGATTGTCGATAAAATGATTAGTCTAAAGTTCGATCTTATATCTATAATAGAATCAGTAGTAAATGAAAACAATGAACTAATCGCTGAAAGTTTATTATTTATCAAACCTTAAAGATCTAAAATCTTCTTCCACCATTTTATTACCATTTGTGGGCGAAAGTTTCTTGGGTTTTGTTGATTTGGAGCGTAATTCTTGAAGTAGTTTATGTATGTATGCATGTCAGAGGTCAAGCTGTTATTATTTATTAATTCTGGCAATGATCCTAGACAATTGAGTCCATAAATAAATGGTGTCGTTTTAAGAATATCAGCCAATACAACACTTATACCAAAAGTTTCGGGCATCATATTTACATAAAACATGCCTTTGCATTTTGCCATAAGTTCAACAACTTCTTTAAAATTCAACGTACCAATATAATTGACATTATAATTTACATCGGTAATATCATTTTTTGGATTATCATATCCCGGCAAACATACATTTAAGACATCAGTGCCAGATAGTATTTTTTCGTCTTTTAAATATTTCCACATCTGCAAAGTATGTGGATATCCTTTCATTAAACTACTGGCATATATATAATTTTTCTTATTTTGAGGAATTGGATAATCGTACACCCAATCAGGAATCATAAAATAAATAATATGTTTGTTCCAATGATCAGGAAATAAATTGTCTTGAAATTTGCTGAGAGTAATTAAAGATAACTTCTTTTCCTCAAATAATTTATAGAATTTTAGATTATGAACGCCATTAAGATCAGTTGCCCACATGAAAGCTTTTTTGTGGGCGATCTTTGGAATGTCGCTGTATCTATGAATTATTAAATTTTTACATTTTACCTTGTATTTATTTACTAAAACATTTGGTAAATACAATACGTTATTTATATATATTTCTTTTTCGCAGTTATTGAAGCAGATAACTTTATATCCTTCTTTCGCCAACTCTTCAAGAAGAAGAATGGCTTGAAATTCGCTGCCGCCCATGCCTTTTTCATGCATGGTATTGCCAGTATAAGACATTCCGATACTGTCAAATAAAATTATATCTGCGAAAATTTCGTTCATACAAGAACTTTGAAATCGTCATCTGGATCACTCTTTGCAAAATATCTAGAAATATCTGTTACTGGTTGTGGATTGAAAGTTTCTTGCTTCTTAAAAGAATTAATCCATTTACCTACGTCGCCAACAAATGTCTTCGTACCTGTGTGCGAGCAGGTAATCTTTGTGTCAAGGTAAACGCTGTTTCCAAGATTGCGCCACTTTTTGCACATATAAATGTCTTCGCTAATAAGATCGCCATCTTCGCACACAACTTCGAACACCATGCGTGTGTCGCCCTTTTCAGATGTGTAAGGCTTTGAGATTTCCCAAAGAACTTCCATAGCCTTGCGGGAAATCTTCATGAAGCCGCAACCCAATCCAGCAACTTCCAAAAGACCATCTTTGTCAATGCTTAGATTCAGTTTGCTGTTATCTTTGTCGAGAGCTTTTACTACATAAAGTTCTTCATTGTCGCTCTTCTTTCTATAGCTGCCGCCAATCAAATCTTTGTCGCTATTTACTAGTTTATAAAAGTCCAATGGATTCCAGCCGACATCACCATCAATAAAAAACAATACATCAATATCGTTGCTGTAAGCTAGTTTAAATAAATCGTTTCGGGCGCGTTGAATAAGAGAGTCGTAACAAATAAATAATGGAAAAACTTCTACATTATTCTTTTCTGCTAAAGATAGAGTGTTTAGAAGTGAGTCGATGTAATAAACATCAAGTTTGCCGTCGTATGATGGAGTTGCGATTAAAACTTTCTTTTTATCAGCCATAAAAAAACCTCAAGAACGATATGTCCTTGAGGTATTTTAACTTTTTTGTTTATAGTTTTCTACTTGTATTATCGGCTTAGAGCGGGTGGATATTCACCAGTAACAAGAGTAACTACAGCGGCAGCTAGTTCCGCATCAGTCCATTGACCAGCTTGATCATAAGTATCGCCAGACCAAACCGTATACCAATTATGAGCGTAAGGATTGGTGGATACTTTTACCAAGCTTTTTACTGTCTTACCAACTGGATCATCAGTTGTTTGGAGGATTTCGATTTGACTGCTATTGGCAGCTTGTTGGATTTCTACTGCATTTGGTAGATTAATAATTGGGAATACTGGATCGCTCATATTTTGTATATATTTTTACACTATTTTTGTATCTATAGAAATTAATAATCGTAACTAAAAGCCTTGTAGAACCAAGAAAATCTATTATAAATATTATCGCAGTTCTGCTTGCCTAACACATCGATATAATCATTTGGAACAGGCTTGATAACTTTCTGAATAGTATGGTCGCCGAAAGGAATATGCATACGATCATCTTCAAAAGTTTTTTGTTCAACATTGTTAAAGTCATGTTGATAAAATGGCAATTCAAGATATTCATAAACTCGCTGCATTTCACGTTGAGGATTGGCTGCAAAGTTTTCAAACTTAATAAATAAACACTTTTTGCTTAACTTACGCATGATTGTGTCGTATAATACATCCATACTCACTGCAAGTGGCGGCGCTTGCATTAAAAAGTAATCTATTCTTTTATCTACTGTTGTGTTGCGAAGTTCGTTCCAATTCTGAAGACCAGCATCTATGTTTTGATGTTGTCGCCACTTTTTTTCCATGCTTGCGACTACTGCTCGCAGATCGCGAACCATAACAATAACCTTTGGTTCTGGATAATACCAGTTTAAAAAGTCATAAGTCACACTCCAACCTCTGCTCTTATCAATAATATATTTCTTATCGGTGATGGCGTTGAAGTATGCGAACATGCCTTCTTTGCAAAGAGCTTTAAACGCTGGTTCAACAACATTTATATCTTGAGCCTTGAATTCTATATTTGTAGAATATATATTTCTGGCATTAAGAAAGATTTCGATCAACCCACTTGTTGGTGTGGCGTAAAAATCAGGATTTTGGGCTAGTACGTTTTGTAATAATGTCGAACCTGCTCTCGGCAAAGAGCATTGAAAAAATATCTTTTCAACCATACCATATATTATGTCAGTTGGTTCGTTTTTAAAGGTGTTAATCATGGGTTTACCGGGATCTGGTAAAACCACATTAGCAGCAGATTTGTTTTATCTTTTAAGTAGTAATTATAAGTGCCATTGGTTAAATGCAGACAAAGTTCGTGAACAATTCAATGATTGGGATTTCAGCGAAGCTGGTCGTGAGCGCCAAGCCAAAAGAATGAAAGATCTGGCTGATATGCACGGCCAATATAATGAAATAATTATTTGTGATTTCGTGTGTCCTTTGCAGAAAACTAGAGATCAATTTAATCCTGATTTTATAATCTTTATGAATACTATTAATCAATCAAGATATGAGGATACGAATAAAGTATTTGAGCCGCCAAAAAAGTTTGATATCGAAGTCAAAAGCAAGAATAGTAACTATTATTCTAAAATGATCTACAACGAAATAGTTCATAAAATGAATAAAAAAGTGTAAGTAGTATATATGGTTAATTATAGCGTCCATGATTTGGCTGATGAGATTTTTGGAAACGAATTCGACTACGACAGTGGTTATGCCCAGTTTTATTATATTTCTGGATGGCTTGGTAATAATGTCGGACTATTAAATACAAAATTATTTACTAATTTTAGTGTTGATGGTTCTAATTTCATTCCTACAGGAGAATTTAAACAGGAAGAAAGATCGATATATAAACAAATGTATTTGTACGAGTTTTATACAAAGAAAACTCGTCAAGTTCTTCGTGGAATAGATTCTAGTGTTGATTTCGTTACTCTTCGTGAAGGTGATACCATGATTACCCGTACAAATAAAAATGAATTGGCTAAAACTTATCGTGGATTAGCTAATGATGCTAGAGAAGAAATGGAAAGATTAGTTACTGCTTATAATATATATCAAGCGGCACCAGTTCAAGTAGCGGGAGAAGATGGTTCGCCTATATTTACTGGTTCTGGATACTTCTATTATCCTTATGGATATGGCATTGGACCTTGATTAATAGTTAAATTAAATAAAAAACCCCCAGTCTTGCGACTGGGGGTTTATTGTTTTTATTTATTAATAATTTCTACCACTACCGATTGTGTAGAAGTTGGCGATAGTGTATCCTAAGCCAGAGTAGAAGGCTGTTCCTTGAGAAGGATCATTAGCAGGAAGAGCATATCCACTTTCTAGAGCCATGTTGACTCCAGTGGCATAACTTCCGCTCATAAACAATCCATTAGTAGAATCGTTTGCTCCACCGATTTGAATTGAATAGGTCAAATCAACAGTTTCATTACCTCCGATATCTTGAGTGTGATTTTCACTGGTCAAGATAGCTCCACGGAAGTTGTAAGAAATCTTTGGAGTTGGATTTTGTCCGACATCAGCACATTGATTTAAAGTAATTGTGAATTGTTTTGTTGTTTGATTTCCGCAAAGAAAATCAAATAGATCTTTATTATCAACCATTTCATTTACTAATGCGTTAATAGTAATATCCATATTTAGAGGAACATTAACAACGCGATTGTAACCGAACAAGGCACCAAGTCTGCTAAGAGTTGTTCTAGCTAGAGGAACTGAGAATCCAAAACTTTGAATGTTAATAGCATTTGTTCCAATATTTTCAACATTAACAAAGGTATCTTCTGCTGATGTACTAGCTCCTGGAACAGTAAGAACAATATCTCCTGGTCTCAAAGCTGTTACTGTGGCTGATCCAGTACCTGCTGTTGTCCCAAGTTGAGCAGCATTGATCTTATAATACTTATTATATCCAGTAATTCTTGTAGCTGGAGAAGTCGCTGAACCGTTGTAAATAGCTGGTGAACTACCACTATATCCTACTCCAGCAGTTCCAGCTCTAACATCACTCTTGATATTGAATCCTTCAACAGTTACAGAAGCAGTAGGAACTTCGCCTACAGAAGCTGTAAATTGATAATTAGTAACGAAACCATTACCGATGGCGATTACGCTATCAGTTGGAGATGTGATGGATGCTCCAACTACGTCTTCACCTTCGTCAACAGTTAAAATATAATAATTTTGTCCTTGAGTTTCTGATAAGAAACCAGAAACAGCTCCTGCTCCAGATACCATGGCAGTATCCCAAGATGGAGCGCCAGCAGTTGATGTAGTAGTTCCACCGAAATTGAATCCCATCAATCTTTCATTCAAGCCATCAGTAATATAATAGCTATAATCAAGAGTTACGGTGGGTGGTTCGTTAACGATAGTTCCGATACGAGCTAGTTTACCGAATTCATTGACATCTTGACGGTTAATTGTAAAGTTAAAATTACAATTTTGTACGCGATCTAGCTTATAAAGAAGACCTGTTCCATAGGTTCCAGATAAACCAGCAGCAACATTTCCATCTTGAGGTTGATTTTTAGCGGCAGCAGCGGTTGGTGCGCCAGAAGCCCAAAGTTGAACTCCTGTTGCGTTTGGAGCGATAAATAAAGCTTTGCTTTGATATATTACACGATTTCTTGACATATGTTTGTATAGTTAAATTGTTAATATTTTTTACAGAGTAAAAGTATTTTTGGGAAATTAATTCCTTGGGAAACGAACGTTTCCAATGTTGAATTCCATGAATCCGATGTGCAAATTTGGATTAAGTTCTTTAAGAACGTTGTCGCGAATCTTAGATATATCAATATCATATATAAAACAAGGATTCGTAAATCCACCATTTGTTATAGCGTTAGCGTAATTAAAACCAGTAGGATATAATCCTGTTTTTAATTGAGAAAACTCTCCCAATGGATGGGCGGTCATTGGTATAATTTTAAAACAACTATTGAAAGAATCGGCAAAAGTGCTTAAAACACCGTCTAATTGATATAGATTTTCAGCAAAAACAACACTTTTTATTTTTATATTCGTTTGATCTTGACCGCCAAATGAAAAAGGTTCGTTAAAATTATGTTCTAAAGATATAAAGCAACAAGGTGTGACGGGATTATATGGAGGAACATATGTTTCTTGAACAGTAAAACGACTGTTTTGTATATATTTGCCTTCGATTATTAAATTGTCTTCTGGTTGATCTGTTATATAACTATTAATTTCTTTTACTGTGTAGGTGCCAGTTATATTTAAACCGCTTGACACTCCGCTATTAAATATTGCTCTGCCATTATTAAAATCGAGCATTAATCCGCTTGTTCCAGTAGGAACAAAGTTTCCATTGACGGTTAAGCCGCTTGGTATAACCGCTCCAGTTATATTATGGTCAAAAACCCATTGTTTATATGGACTTCCATATACAACTTTGTTGCCTCCTAGTCTTGGGTCTTCATAATTATAAAATTTAGTAGTGTAAGTTTTATAAGCATCACTTCTTTTCATCAAAAAGTTATCATACCATAAAAAGAATGAATTTACTATGTCATGCGTAAATTTGGGTTTCATAAAATTGATTTTTCTAGTTCTTGAATTTTTTTATTATATTTATTGATTAATTTAGATATGTAAGCGGTATTTTTAAATCGAACATCGTTTCTAACTTTGTTTTGGCTTTGAATGCCAAGTCCAGATCTACTGTTTTTAACTTGTTTTACATAATATCCTAATCCAGAAATACCTTCTTCTATACCTTTTGCCCAGCTTCTTCCGGTTTCCCAAGGTAAAGGGGTGGCTAAAAATATTTGTTTAGCCGTTGGGATTTCAAATATATAAGTTATTATTGAATTATTTTGTACTATTTTTCTAAAAGAAGATTGTTTTAACATTTGGCGAATGACTTCAGTTGGTCTGTCGCCATTTTCAAAACCGATGAAAGAATACAAATTAGTAATACCATTCAATGTCCTAGAAGAATTAGAAGCATCTATTCCTCCTTCTATTTCCACAGTAATAGGATGATTATCAAAATCAGCCAGCATCTCTGTTTTTAATTTATCAAATTGATCTGAAATAGCTTTGTCGGCATAAGAGGTGTATTCTGGCTGTTTGTTTAATTGTCTTAGTATTGCATTTAAATCTTGTGGATTTAGGTTCATCTTATGGATCAGGCTTGAGATATAAAGTATAATACTGGCTATCAAATAATCCGTGGCCTCTAAAAGATGAATTTAAAACAAATCTTCTACCATCTAAATCAAAACGTCTAGCATCTTTAATATATTCATAGTCTTCCGCTCTAATTTTTAGTCTTACGGTTCCTACAACTGCTTCTAGTTTGATTTGGGTATTTACGGCAGTTTCGCTCCAATATTGTTTTCTAATATCATCATTATAATAAATTCTTGCTTTAAATTGCTTGTAAACAGGTGTATTTATGATAGAGGTCGTTTGACCGGCAGTATTATATAATGGATTAAAGTTTGGATCAGTGATAATGACAACTTCAGACGCTTCTTTAAAGACTGTAATAGTACGAGCGAATGTTTCGTGAACATCCTCTATTATTAAGTCTAAAGCGGCTTTTTCACTATCTGATAATAAACTTGTAGCCATAATAGAAATTTAATTTATTAACTTTATTATAAGTATGTCTAAGAGTATTTACACGTTTAATATAGAAAAGAAAGCCGAAGTAGAAGAAAAAAGAATAGAAACTTATTTGGAAGATGGCATCGAAAAACAAAGAACCATCACCGAAAAGGTAGAAAAGGTTATTCCAATAGAGATTTTATTGAAGGAACCAAACAGAAAGCAGGTTCAAGAGGCAGAGCTAGTTTTTTCTGTAGAGATGAGTAAATCTATTAAACTCGGTATCCTAACAAAGAACATGTTGCTAAATAAGTACAAGGATACTGGAGGTTTGGATGGAGAAAAAGAAACAAAGGCTTTGTCGCAAGCTTATGCAGATTATCAGCAAGTACAAATAGACATCGTAAATCTCAGAATTATTCCTGACGCTGAAAAGACGGAAGACCAGGTACAAGAACTTCAACAAAAAGAAAATAGAATGCTAGAATTGAGAAAAGAAATTGTTCAGCGTGAAAGCAGTTATTTGACTTTATTCAGTCACACGGCGGATGCGAGGGCGCAGAATAAGTCTATTTTGTGGTACGTTTTAAATCTATCTTATTATAAAGATACAAGCTTGGGTCATAAAGATTTCGTTCCCATTTTCAAGGGTAACACTTTCGAAGAAAAGGAAGAAGCGTTGTCAAAGATGGAAGACGAGCAAGACTTTATTTATCAAAACACTTATCTAAAGTTAGCGAGCTTGTTTAGTTATTGGTTCTTCTCTGGAGTCGTTGATAAGGAAGAGTTCGATAAGATCATAAGAGAACAGAATGGATGATTCTCTATTCTATAAAAATATATTTAAAGATATATGTGCTGGCTTTTCTGTAATCGAAACTGTTTTTGGAAAAGCCTATGTGAAGCATATTAATTTTATCGAACAGAGTTATATAGAAGAAAATAGAAAAAAACATCTAGAATACGCCAAGAAAAATGGGCTTCCTACCGTTCAGGAAGCCCTTGCTAATTTAGAAGAAGAAGGATTTTGGACAAAAGCCGATGAAAGCAAGATTAATCAAGAAGAAGTTTTTGTTAGAAAATTGCAAGATCAAAAGAAAACTACATATTTAAAATCGCAAATTGACGCTTTCAATAGTCAAATAGAAGAAAGTCTTAAAAAATTAAACAAGTTAAAAAATACAAGAAACTCTTATCTTGGTAATACTTGCGAGAATTACGCTGATCAAAAAAATACAGAAGACTTTTTAAAGTTTACTTTGTACACAGATGCATCTTTAACAGATAAAAAATTCTCTGATGAAGAATTCGATGAGATTCTTGTATCAGATCTTGGCGATATAATTGAACAATATAATGAAGTTAATCGCAAATTCACTGATTTAAATATACAAAAGACAGTATTGCAGGACTTTTTTAGTTATTATATATCGTTTTCAGAAGATCCTATTCATTTTTTTGGTCTTCCAGTAACTAAATTAACGTTTAATCAATTAAGAACGCTAATTTATGCAAGATATTTTAAGAATATCTTTATGCAAAACGACAATATGCCAGAAGAATACCGCCGAGATCCTGAGAAGATTTTTGATTATGTAAACGCTAATGAAAAAGCTAAAGATATAATTAATAAAGAAAAAGATGGTCAAGCACAATCTATCGTTGGCGCAACAAAAGAAGATTATAAATATCTTAATATGGACAAAGGTACGACAAAGACTCTTTCTTTGTCAGAAGAAGCGAAGAAAAAAGGTGGCTCGTTGGACATGAATGATTTAATGAAAATCATGGGAGTTTAATAGTTTTTAAGTGTAATTAAAAATATGGCAGTACAAATTAGTGTTCAAGCTAGTCAAACAGCATTAGCGCAGAGTATCGCTCAAGGCGTTGCCGCATTTAATGCAAGATATGCATCACAGAATCAACTGAATCTGCAAATTAATGCAGGTAGTTTTACTCAGCCATTAGGAAGAATCACTGGCAACTTAAAAGAATTTGAATCTGCGCTCGCAGCTTCTAATGCTCGCGTACTTGCATTCGGAGCTTCTACAGCGGTAATCGGTGGTGTAGGTAAAGCTTTCAGAGAAATAGCTAATGTTACTATAGAAGTTGAAAAAAATATCACAGATATTAATCGTGTTTTAGGGTTAAGCACAGATAAATTACAAAAATTTTCTTCTGATCTTTTTGGAGTTGCTAAACTAACAGCTTCTTCATTTCAAGATGCAGCTAAGGCAAGTTTAGAATTTTCTAGACAAGGTTTAAATGCTGAAGACACTTTGAAGAAAACTGCCGATGCAATGACTCTTGTTCGTCTTACTGGAGTATCAGCTACTCAAGCCGTAGAAGATTTGACTGCTGCTACAAACGCTTTCAAAGAAACAGGATTAACTACAAACGATATTTTAAATAAAATTGTAGCAGTAGAACAACAATTTGCAGTTTCAGCAGACGATTTGACTTCAGCCGTTTCTAGAACAGGTCAGGCCGCAAAAGAAGCTGGTGTTAATTTCGATCAGTTGAACGCTTTGGTCGCTTCTGCTCAGGAAAAAACTGCCCGTGGTGGTGCGGTTATCGGTAACGCTCTTAAAACAATTTTTACTCGTTTACAAAGAACTGAAACTTTGGATCAGTTGGAAAATTTTAATATTGCCGTAAGAGATATCGAAGGAAATGTTTTGCCAGCTATACAAATATTACAAAATTTCGCTGGAGCTTATAAAGATTTAAGTTCAGCTCAAAAAGCCAGCCTTTCTGAACAGGTTGCTGGTGTTTATCAAGTAAACATATTAAAATCTATAGTAACAGATCTTAATGAAAAACAAGGAGTTTATAATAGAGCTTTAGATTACGGAACGCAAGCTACAAACGAGGCTGAACAAGCTAACGCTAAACTAAATTTAACTTTAGCTGCACTAATATCTCAAACAGGAACAAATCTTCAACAGTTAAGTAATAATATTGGTAAAGTAACTTTTGAACCTGTTTTCAAGAGTTTGGTAAGTCCTTTCAACGACGCAGTAACTTATATTAATGATCTTTTAGAAGGAGAAGGCATTGGTTCTCAATTTGCAAATGGTTTATTACTTGGAATTAAAAATATATTGAGTGGTCCCGGTTTAGTTGGCGCAGTCGCAGTAATTGGAAAAGTAATTACAAATACTTTTAGTTATGCAAGTTCAGCGCTGCCAGCTTTATTCGGAATCACTACCGAAACACAAAAGAGAAAAAATATTGAAGAAGCGGTTTTAAAGATTATCCAAAGTCAATCTCAAGTATCTTTAGCTTTAAGAGGTCAACAAGGAAATCTTGTAGCTCAATCTCAAACTTTATTTAATTTAGCTCAAGCTCAAACAGCAGAATATCAGCAACAATTAGCCACAGCAAAACAATTAGCTGCTGCTTTAACTCCTCGCAATATTACAGTAGGGCAAGCTGGATTGCAAGTTGGAAAAATAAAAGCAGGTGGATATATTCCAAGAGACGTTCAAAATGCTGAAGTAATGGGTGCGGCGATTGGTGGGTACAAAGCTGGAAAAGTTATAAACGCTCCAGTTGGTGGAGTAATGAATACCGCAGAAAAAATAAAATATATTCCCGGTTTCGCTCAACCTTTTATTAATCCTCCAGCAGGATCAAAAGCGGGTCGTATGCATAGAATAAAATCTATAAATCAAACAGGCGTTGATCCATATGCTGCTAACGGATTTTTACCTAATTTTGCAATTCCGCAAGCATATGTAGAGGAAAAATATGATAACGTAGTTAAAGGTAAAACTCCTAATAAATTAAGAAATTCTTATTCTTTAAATATTGATGGTTTACCATCTGATCGTTTGAACGCTGATTTAAATTTAGATTTTAAAGGCACAAAAATAGATGCTGGTTATTCTAATGCAGACGAAATTCCAACTAGAAATAAGTATTTTGATCAAATTTATGGCCAGATAAAAATTGTCAAGTTTCTTGAAAAAGAAATGCTTACTAATGCTGTAGATTCTATTTGGGAAAAAGTTACATCTGGTAAAAATGATTATTCGCCTGACGATTCAATTTTAAAACTTTTATTATCTCCTGATTTAACTAAACAAGCATTCAATCGTGCTTTATTAAAAAATAATGTTTCTCTTCAAGATTTAAGAGACAAATATAATCGTTCTATTGGTGGACAACCTTTGCAAAATAAAACATTTAAAACTGTTAAAACCAAAAGGGAATTAAAAACACCAAAGGATTTTCAAGAATCTTTGTCTGGTGATAAAAATAATTTTATTGGTTCATTTTATGAAGGTATTCTTTTAAATAATTTAAAAGGTTATGTTTTAGCGGATAATGAATATAGCGCTGTTGATTTAGTCGGCGATAAATACAATTTGTCATTACCACCATTGGAAGCTAAAGGTGGGCAAGCTGAACTTGATCAATTAATAAGAAAAGGAATTCGTAGCAGTTCTTTAAAGGCAGACGATAAAACAGGTCCAGAAAATTTTGGAAGATTAGTAGTGGTTCAGCCTTATGGTTCTGGTTTGGCTTATAATTCTGGTTTTATACCTAACTTTTCTCCAATAATAGATGATAATTATTTTGATAAACACGCATTTCCCGGTGGAACTGCGATTGGCCCAATTCCAGATAAAGCTATACAAAATATTTTAGATAGACAAAGAAAACGTCAAATGACGTATTTGGATTTTGATAGAACGTTAGTCAGAACAATGGGTGACATAGCTTACGCTAAAGTCGCACCAGAACAGAAAAAAGGTGTTTTGCAAAAAATGTTTTTGGATAAAGAAGCTAGATTGAAAGATGTTAAAGGATCTAAACTTACTCAGTTTGGTGAATTATTACGTCAAAAAATACAACAAAAAATAATTGATCCAAGTTTACTTGGATTAATGACGGCTTCTGATGAAACTCCAGGTATGCCAGAATATATATCTAGCATTTGGGGCATACAAAAAAGAAATCAAGTTTACTCAGCAAAACCCGGTACAAAAGAAGCCAGATTAGCAAGTTTAGGTGTTTCAGCAAATGGATTTATTCCAAATTTTGCAACAGGTTTATCTCCAAAAGTCACAAGACTTCCTTGGTTAAAATCTTTTGCTAATAAAGAATGGTTTAATAGATTTCCTTGGTTTAATGATATTGATTTAAAAAATACAAGTCAAAATATGGATTACAATCCATATACTGGTGAAAGAAAATTGATTGCTGGTTCTGAAATGTTCAGAGAGTTAAATTTCTTAACTCATGGAAATAATAAAAATATTACAACTGGAAATTCTCCATTGTTTAGTTATTTATACGAAGAATACGTTCGTGATATTTTAAATGAGGTTACTAAAAATAAATCTATTAAAGATGCTGAAGAAGCTGGTTTTCCAATGCGAGATAAATATGGAAATCCTACAAAATTTGATCCTTTCAAAGCAGCAAATACTGCTCCAATGGATGCTCTTATTAGAAATAGAGCAGGAAGAATTGGCGGCATTGAAATAAAAGGTGGAACAGAAGAAAACTGGAAAACAAAAGATATACTTAAAAAAGAACAAGATTTTGAAACTCAAAATCCCGGTTCTACTTTGGGTAGACGTACTCGCGTTTATTCAAACATGTATAAAGGAACTGATTTTCTTACTAAAGGATTATTAAAGAGACTCGGAGTTGACAAAGCTAAAACAATTACTAATAAATTAATAAGCTTTTATGCTGATAAAATCGCAGGTCATGAATCAGAAATAGAAAGTAATTGGAGAAATAATAAAGGATTGAGTGGAGGTTTTATTCCTAACTTTAGTATGGGTGACAGAATGCGTGAAAATATGATGCAAAATAATTTACGTCCAATTGTTCATGATTTAAAAACCGGAAAAGAAGCTTATGCTCAACCAGGAATAAAAGGAAAAGAATATTTATATCACAAAGACGCATACAATGCAGAACTAAAAACTGCTGGCGCAGATATTAATGATTATGATTTTGCTGAACTTCCTAATTTAGTTAGAGGGTTTATATATCCTAATGGAACAATAACGTGGGATTATTCTGAGAAACAACAAGAAGCTTTACAAGATCCAAATGTAAAAGCAAAAATTTTAGCTAAACTTAATGCTGTACAAACTAGAATTCCGAAACCAATTCCAACGAAAGCTAAACGCATTTCACCTTTGGCAGCGTTTAGAAATGAAGGTTTTATTCCTAATTTTGCTGATCCAAAAATTAAAATAAACTCTGGCAAAGACGCAGTTGAATCTTTTTATAGTAAAAATTCAGAAGTAAAAGGTAAAAAATTAACAGGTGGCGTTATAGCTTTTCCTATTCCTCAAACTACAGATTTATATTCTGTTGGATCTTCTGCTGTAAACATTCAAGGTTCTGGGTTTGGAATTCCTTTATATGATGCGGTATTGGCCGAAATATCAAAAAGAGGAGGTTGGTTAACATCCGATAGATTAACAGTTAGCGACAAGGCTAAAAGAATTTGGGATGGTTATAGAAAATTAAGAACAGGCGATGTAAACAGTAAAAAATTGCCAATGAAAAATTGGTTTTTAGATCCAGCATTCAATGGAGGCAGCTACGAGTTTCCAATGAATCCACAAGATTTATCAAAATATAAATCTACATGGCCTTCTGAAAATGATCCTATTTGGTCTCTACAATACGCTTATCAATTTAAAAAATCTAAATTAGATGAGCTTGTTAAAAATAATATGGCGTCTGGTTTCATTCCTAATTTCGCTTATCAACAAGCAGTAATGAGCTTGGAAGAAAGCATGAGCGGAAATAAAGCTATTCTTGATAAAACTACTGGACCTTTTCCATTCGTTAGAAATAGCAGCCAACCAAATTTTGCTTCAGCGGTAGCAGATCATGGTGGAGTTAAAAATGCATTGAGTGATTCAATGGCTGGACAAAAAGCTGCTGGATTGATGGCTAATGGTAATATACCTAATTTTGCTGCGCCTAATCCTATAACTTTAACAGGAAAAGGATATGCTGGAAATGCTAAAGTTGAACAAGCAATAAATAATTATTTAAAATCTATTGATATTTTAACTATTTCGAATGGCGACATTAGAAAAGCTTTAGACGGTTTATATAAAACATTAGGATTAACTGGTCAAGAATTTGAAAAATTAAAAAAAGAAGTGGTTGCACATGCGAAAGCAGAAAAAAAAGCAGCACAAGCTTTTATTGGGCCAATGCCTCAACAAAATACCGCAACAACGGCAGCGGCGGCAGTTCCTCTTGGGCCACCTAATCCAACAGCATTACAGTCTGCTAGATTAAGAGCATCAAGTTTTGGTAGAAAAGCTAACACATTTGCTCAAGGGATTGGTAATAATTTAGCTTTCACTTTAGGCGCTCCGTTAATTGCTGGGCAACTTGAAAGCGCCATTACAAGGGGTCGTGACAGATCTGAAATGTCTGTTGGAGAAAGATTTGCGGGTTCTGCTATAAGTTCTGGATTAACAAACATAAGTACTGGAGCTTCTTTAGGAACAGCTTTAGCGCCTATTCTTGGACCATTAGCTCCTTTTGGTCCAGCTATTGGTGCAGCAACTGGAGCGATTGTAGGATTGGGAACAGCAGCATTCGGAGCTTCTGATAATCTTGAAGATTTACAAAAGAAAGCTGAAAATTATAGAAATCAAACTCAAGAAGCAATTCAATCTGGAAAAGGTATCATAGATACAGTAAAAGCTTTAGGAAATTTAGATCCTAATTCTTTAGAGGCGTTCGATGCAAATCAAAAATTAGAAGAATATTTCGTTAAAATATCAGAAACAGGTCTAGATGAAAAATTTAGAGAAGCTGGATCTGATGTCGAAAAAATGACAGAAGCTATAAAAGCTTATGAAATGGAAAGAATGGCTGGCGCTAAGAGAGTTGCTGAATCGGCAAATAGAATGTCTAAAAAGGATTTATCTATTGAAGAATTGGGTAAAAAGGGAATTTTGAGAACAGAAAAAGCGGCAGTAACTAAATACGCTCAAAATCAAGGTCTTGGCGGCGCTACTTCAAGTTATGTGGTGATGGAAGATGTGATAGCTAGCACAGGAGAAGCTGGAGAAGCTAATTTTAAAAAGATAGTTACTCAAAATAGTCAACTTTTTGCTGATTTAGAGAATGTTCAAAACCAGTTAGAAGGAAATTTTGCAGAATTTGCAACAGAATTTAAATCTCAATTTTCTGATTTGGTTTTTAATCAAGGAGAATTGTCTGATATGCTTAAAAAGTATAATGTTACTGGAGTAGACGCAAATGCTTTAGCTATTCAACTTCAAGAAGTAGCAAAAGATAATGGTGACTATGGAAAATTTATAGTTAATAATTTTGATAAAATTATTGAAGGTTTAGTAAGCGGAAAATATAAAACAGCAGCAGAAGCCGCTAAAGCTCAAAAAGAAATTGCACAAAGACAAGAAGGTGTTCGTCAAAAGCTATTTCAATATTCTCAGGCTATCGAACAAGCTATTGCAAATACAGCAATGCAGATTGAAAATTATGATTTTGAAAAGAGTTTTGGAAAACTAAATTTAGAAAAATCATCTCAATTAATTAATGATGGATTAGCCGCCATCTCTAAAAATATAGATAATGCTTTTAAAAATCAATTTGATTTATTAGTTGGAGAAACTGCAAATATTCAACAAAAGAAAATGTTGGATTTTGATGCTGCGAATTTTGAAAGGGGTTTTGAATTGCAAAAACAATCTAGAACTTTAGGCAGATCAAAAGAACTAGTCACTGTTCTTCAAGGAGCTTTAGAAGAAACCGCTGCTGGAAATATAGATCAAGTTGTAGAAGCTTTTCAAAAAACAGGAAAAGTTGACATCTCTACTATATCTGGTCTTAAAAAAGGAGAAGAATCAAAAAGAGCTATACAAGCTTTTAATTTAACTACAAGTTTAGAAGAAAAAGCGGCTAAAAATAAAGACGACAATGCGCGTAAAACTTTTATGGCCGAACAGGCTTATGCTAATAAATCTTTGGAATTAAAAACTGCTGTTGGAAAACTAGATTACGATCTTTCAGAAAGACGTTATAAAAATACTTTACGCGAAAAAGAATTAGTAGATAGCATTACTAATCAAAATAAACAGATTCAGATTAAAGGACAAGCTGAGATCGAAAGAAGTCGCATCGAAACAGAAAGTCCTTATTTCATGCTTGGAAGAGGGGAATTTGCTATTAGTGATGAAAAGAGAGCTAGAGAAGCGCAGAATACTCAAAAAGGTTTTGAGTTAGAAGCGAGACAAGCAATTGCTGATGCAGAAATAGCTAGAATACAAAGAGAAGTATTTGCCGATAATACTGATGCGACATTGCAAAATACAACAGCTATAGAAGACTTGATTATGGCTATGACACAGGAAGGCGCTAAAAATTTTGAAACACAGACCAATAAAATTGCAGAGCTTGACAAGCAAATTCAAAATGTTGGATCAACTATATCTGATGAAGCAATGCAAAGAGATCCTTTAATTGTGCAAAAAGAGAGAAAAAAATTAGAAGAAGAAAAACAAAAAATTCTTTCTTCTTCTGAATACGCTTCTGGCAAAGCGGCTTCCGACTTAAGAAATAGGCAGATAGAAATGCAAGTCGCTAGACAAGAATTGCAAAACCGCAGAACTAAAGGAGGATCTTTTGGTTCAATGGATTTGTCTTCTATAAAAGATCCAGTTAATTATTTAAAAGAAAGAGCTTCAGAAGAAAGAAAGATTTTGCAGACTTTAGAAGATCAAAAGGAAAGTCTAGTTATTCAATCAGAAGAAGGAAATTTAACTCTTGAGCAATCTCAAAAGTTAAAAACTCTTGATGAACAAATAGCTAAACAAAGAAGCGTTGTCAATGATGTTGACAATGCAAACCTTTCTATACAAGAAAAAATAACAACAGAAAAAACTCGTCAAAATCAACTTGATAAAGATAGAGAAAAGAGGGGTAAATTTGGTACAGGAGTTTCTAAAGCTCTTGGAGACATAAGAACAGAAATTGATACTTTTGAAGAAAGGCTTGGAGGAACAACCGTAACCGCTTTCAGAGATGGTTTGGTTGGAGCCATGGATGCTGCAATAAACAGGACTGATGATCTTGGAAGTGCGTTGTTAGAAGTCGCTGGAGGATTCTTAAAGAGTATACAAAATGCAATGTTCCAACAAATTGCTAATCAGATAGTCAGTGGAGCAGGTTTTGCAATTGGTAAGCAAAAAGGTGGGGTCATACACGCTCAGGCTGGCATGTATATTAGCGATGCTGGAAGAACTGGTGACGTTAATCCAGCCATGCTTGAAGATGGAGAATATGTATTAAATAGAAAAACAGTTAAAGCTTTGGGTGGTCCAAAAGAAATAGATAAACTTAATTTTGGGATGTTTCCAAGATTTGGCGTTGGAGCTAGAAGATTTGCTAATGGTGGAAACACTGGAAGTATGCAAGCTGCTGCTTCAATGAATGAACCTTTTGCTGAATTAAGTGAGTTTGGAAAAGAAAATAATCCTGAATATCAAAAATATTTAGAAAGAATAAGAGCAGAACAAGCCAAAAAAGATGCAAAGAAAGCCCAAAGAAGCGCATTAATAAGATCTTTAATTGGTACAGCTTTGACAACTGGATTAATGATGGGTGTCGGTTCTTTAGCTAAAGGAATGGGTCCAAAAGGTGCAGGTGGAGCATCAGCACCTAAAGGTCCAGGAATTGATAAACCAGCTGATTTAGGATATGGAGTTGGATCATCAAGTACGACATCTTTAGCCATAGGAACTGGCGGTCAAACGGGTGGTTTATTTTCAGGAAAACGATTTGCAAATGGTGGTTATCTTCCTTATGGAAACAGATTAAACGATAGTATTCCAGCTTTACTAAGTGGCGGCGAATATATTGTTAATAGTAAAGCCGTTAGAAAGTATGGAGTTGGCGGACTAAATAGAATCAATTCTGGAGTCGCTAGATTCCAAGATGGAGGTTTGGTTGGTGACACAGCAAAAACAAACGCCAATACAGAATCTTCAACTTCCAATAATGTTAGCGTTAATATTACAGTTAATGCTACAGATGGTAAAGCTCAGAATGAACAGTCTTCTGCTGACGGAGGAGACGATAAAAACAGAGCTTTGGGTAACAAGATTAAAGAAGTTGTTCTACAAGTTATCACAAATGAGCAAAGAACTGGCGGCTTGTTGGATTCCACAAAGAAAAAATAACAAATGAAAAATAAAGCTCAAGCACAATATAATCAAAAAGTATTTTTGGAAGGAGTAAAACTAAAAGGTGTTACTTCTGTTGATGGATCGTATACTCATTCAGTTATGCCAATAAATGTGCTTGGTCAAGGAGCGATTAAAACTGTTATCGCCGATGTTCCACAGGCTGATTTTTCTATAAGTAGAAATATTGCTTTTGCTGATATCTTTAATCCTTTTACAGGAGTTGTGGAAAGGTTGCGAGGCTCTTTAAATTATGGAGATAAGATATTTGGATTTGAAGATGGTTATTTATCTTCTTATTCATATGATGTATCTTATGGAGACGTTCCGCAAACTAATATTGGTATAAAAGTTTATGGAGACATTGGAAGCGGAATGTATTTATCAAACTCTTCTAATCCTCAATTTGTAGGAATAGATGGAACATTGAATGCAACAGGTGATTATAATGATGCAGAAGATATACCAATATATCCTGCAAACATTGTTTTGTCTTGCAGAAACAGTAGTACAAATAGAGTTAAATCTTTTTCTTTCTCTAGTAATATAAATTACGATGTTATATATGGCGTAAATTCTATAAAGCCAATTCAGGTTTCTATAAAATATCCTATTGAAGTTATGGTGGATTTCACCCTTGAAGTGGATGATTACGAAACAAAAAGAATGACAGATATGTTAGTAACTGGTATTGCAGATCCATTTACAATCGATGTTTTTGGAACAGTTTTCGAAGATCAACCAATTTATACACAAACTTTTACTTTCAATGGTCCATTATTAACTCCTTTAGAGGCTGGCGATGGAACTCCTTTGTTATTTAATAGAAAGCCAGGTTTTAATAGTAATTTTGTAGGACCGATTCCAGAAAGTTCAGAATCTTATAATTATATTAAATTATTTAGTTTTTCTTATTCTCCAGATACTAGCAAGCTAGTTTCTGAACAAGTTTCAGCGTCTGCTGATGACGTAACCAATGTAAAATTAAGTTATATAACATATGTTAATAAAACTTCTCAGAACTCTGATATCTTTTTTAATCAATATAAAAATGATCAAATTATTTATCAATCTGCTGCACAAGCTTTTGAAGAACAAAACAAGTAATTTAAAAAAATAGAGTGTAAATTAATATATATATGGCAGAAACAATTCCAGATCTAGATCAAGTATCTTCGATACCTCAAAACGCTTTGTTTCTTTTGAGCTATTCGGGCGCAGCTTCTCAAGTTGTATCTTTTGAGGATTTGTCAAAAAACTTTAATTTTGTACAACCTGTTTCTGGAAATGACATGTTGTTTGGAATTCAAGATACGCCAGTAATACGAATAGTTAATAGTAATAGATATATTGCGATATCGCCAACTGGATCTTTTTCTCCATTGTCAGCGTTTCATATTAGTGGGGCTTCTGGAATTAATAATGTTTTCACTCTTCAGAATCATACTGGAGCAAGTGGCGCAATTAGATTTTATGATGAAACAGGTTCTTGGTATCTTTTAAAAGATGGATACAATAATTTTTCTATCAGCGGAGTATTTAGCACAAATATTCAAAACAATAGTCTTTTAATTTCAAATGATGGATCTATTTTAATTACGGATGGGTCTTTATATTCTTATGATACAGTAGATTCGGATGTTAATATTCAGTTTTCTGTAGCAACAGGCATAAGATTTAGTTTCGATGATAATACTAACGCTGGAGATATTACATTAAGTACTAGTGGAATTAATTTTGATTCTGATGTTTATATAGGATATAATACAGGAGCAAATACAATTACTGGAGCATTTTTTGGTCTTAGTGGTGCTGTATTCGTAGACAAAGATGATGCTACAGTAAGAGTTGGAAACACAAATAGAAACACAGACGCAAGACTAACGATTTCAAATGTTGTCGTTGACGGTTCTCCTTATAAAACATTATTGATAGAAGATGCTGGTGTTCCTAATTTATTTTTTAGAAATACAGGAACACTTCCAAATCTTACGGCTTCAATAATGTATAATCAGCCAGTCTCGCAATTACATTTTGCAAGAAACAAGACAGCGGCGACTGTTGATACCACTGATCCTGTAATTTTTGATTTGGCTAACGGAAGATTAGGATTAGGAGGAATAGATCCTACATATCCATTAGATGTTACTGGAACTTCTTCATTTTTATCTCGTTACCAAAGTTATTCTCAATCTGCATTTTCAAGAATGCAAAGTAATTATGCTACTTCAAGTGGTCCAGTTGATTATGTTGCAACTGCCTATGGATCAGGTGATTTTAACTCATTTATAATTGGATACGATTTTGATAAAGCTACAGTTGGTCCTTCTGGCCCAGCTTCTGGTCCAACAACAAGAGTAGGACAATTCTTCTTTCAAACTGGAAATGCTTCTAATGTTTATGACGCTTCAAGAAACATAGTCACCATTTCAGATCAAGGAGATATAAATAACAAAGGATTATATACTAGTGATGATAATTTTTGTTATGGTAAGTTTATTGATATTCATCGCGCATCGAATTTAACGGGCGGTGCAGTTTATTTAAATTTAGATAATATAGATTATGGATTCAACCAATCTGGAAGCGCAGCGTACCATGCTCTTTTTCCAGCTTCAGGGAGAATAATTGGCGTTGATTTTATTTGCCAATTAAATAGCGGAATATCTGATGGAACTGGATATTTAGTATTTAATAATTTTAGCGGAATGACGCTAAACAATGTTGGTGGAACAACATTTGTTAGTGGAATTTCTACTAGTGTTAATAAAAGATTTTTTCAAGTTTGGGATGCTTATTCTAATGATTACTACGATTCTCCAACTCTATCAAACCATTGTTATGTTTCTGGAGTTATATCTGGTCAAGGATTTTTAAATTTAAAAGCTAGAATAAATAACTTTTCAGTAGGAAATAAATTTAATAACTCAGTTACCAAATTAGCTTTTAATCGTTACGATTATGGAAGTTGGGTAGCCTATGCTTTAAGAAATGATGGTTCTGGCGGAACGGTCTTTACTCCTTTGACTGGAGCAATGAACATAACAACAATGGCAGAATATTTTTACGTTTCAGATACCGATTCAAGTGCTGGTTCTTACATTTCACAGTAATGGCTAAATTTTTAACATTTGAAACGACAGCGATAAGATTAAACGATTCTATTTTCCCTTCTAATTCAGCATCGTTTGGTCTTCAGGCTAATACTGTTCCTGTTTTTGATATTAATGGCAATCTTATTGATTACGCCCCAAATGGGCCTATTCAAGGAAAGTTTTCTACAGAGTTTTATTTGACAGGAGCGTTGCCAGACTTTCTAAAACTTGAGAATCAATCTGATGTTCCTATTTCGGTTTCTTTTAATAATTTTAATATTCCAAGTGCATTTTTGACTGATTTAAGTTTTAGTGTAGAACCTTATCAGCCAATTGCAGTTAGTACAAGTTTTGATTTTTATCACGGAATCAAGGCTTTGGATACAAATTTAAATGATGTTCATAATTTATTTAGTCCTGCTGATGGATCAACAAAAGTTAAAAATAAGTTGGCGACATTAAATGGTCTATCAAGTTATATAATAACTAATAATAGATCTTCTTATCCTGATAATTATGATGATTTTATTGTAAGCAATTTTAATTATTCTTTTACCGTAGAAAGACAGCCTCTTTTAAGAGTAAAACAAAGTATACCTTTAAGAGTAGCTTTGAGGCAGGTTAACGCTCAGTTTGGTGTGACTGCAAATAATATTGATGGAGTTTTAGATATTCATGGAAACGATGCGGTATTTAATGCTGTTTTAAAAGACGCGCAAAATCCTTCAGTTTATACTAATATGAGTTTGACAGGAATAATTGTGGACCAAAATTATGCGATCTCTGATTCTAGTTATGGAGTTGGATCTATAAAGATGATCCAAAACATAAGTAAAAAGAGAAATATAATTAATATACCTTTTGGAACTAATGATCCAGCAATTGTTGAAGTTTCAAAACCTATTATAAATATAAGTATTCCTACTCCTCCAGTAGGCCAAACAAATCCAAAGCCACCAATGCCGCCTCCACCTGAGCTTGTTCAACCAATTATTCCTCCTGCTCCTGAATTGGCTCCTGATTTAATTTGGTTTAATATATATGTTACACCATATGATTTGCCAAATGCTTGTTCAAATAAAAAACATATAATATCTCAAATAAAAATAGCAGCTGATTACAATTCAATAATAGATGGAAAACAATATATAATACAATCTAAAAATCTACAACAAACAGTAGAATATAATGATGTCTCCCTTGCGGCCAATAAAATCGCAAATAATCTGACAGTTCCAATCCTTTTTATGTGTTCTGTGGGAGTAAATCAAAATGTTTTAGATGCTAGTGCTTTAGATCCTTTGCCATTTCCGAATTTTGCAAATTCAGACGAATGTTCATATGAAGACGATCCTACTGTTCTAAATAAATTAGCCTTTCAAGCGAGAGGGACTAATTATATACATACAGAAGTGAATGGCGATTTTCAATGTTCTTTATTTGAAAGTCCAAGTATAGAAATTATATCGCCATCTTATACAAAAACATGTTATAGTCTAAAAGCGTATTGCACATGGAAATATTTGCTTGCGCGTATGAATTACGCTCGTAATAATGATGAGTTTATACCTGATAGCGAAAATATTTATTTAATAAATTTCCCATTTATTGCCAATGGTTCAAAAGTTTATGATGTTTTTACACCATGAAAGCGATTAACGATTATAGAATATTGATGCCAAACATTCCGTTTTACGAAACGGGAGTGACTTTTAATGAATTTGATGTTGTATATTATACTGGAATAAATCCCGGCACATACATAGATGACAAGGGAAACTCAAGAGTAGTCGCTGCGCCATTTACTACTGGATATTTTTATTGTAAAACTAATTTACCTTCTGGAGAAAACTTTTTCTTTAATCGTCCAGATGGAAACAATAGTGGTTATTATTGGACAAATAAATTTTTCTTTGTTCCTACTTATGGATCAAGCGTAAATTTTAAAGCTAATTTTTATGAAAATAAATTTCAAGATGATTATACTGTAATCATTGGTAAAAGTGAGAACGTGGTTCAAGTAGACGCGAAATTACAATTTAGTAATATAACAGATACTGAAGCAAAAGCTTTAAATCATTTTTATCAACAATCATTTGTAAAACCTGCCCAGTCTAGCGGTCAAGGATTGTTGCCGATTGAGACTGCTTTGTTTCCTCCGCATTCAAAAGTAAGACCTTATTATCTTAAAACTATAGATAATAATTTTGAAATGGTTGATTTAAATTCTGTCACTCTAAGCTTGGAATCTCCATTTGTTTCAATAACAGAATGGAAAGAAAAATTAATACCATACGGAGCATGTGATTTTGACAATAATAAACCATATTCTAAAGATGATTATGTTTTCTTGAATAATGCAGGATCAAAAAATGGATTTTATTATTTTAGCGGAGACGCTGGAGATGAACCTGTTGTAGGAATAAGTCCAGCAACTAGCAATTCGTTTTGGACTCAAAAATTTTATTTTCAGCCAGACAATGCACAGCAGCTTCAATTTAATTCTAATAGTTATAAAAACGATTTAGGAAATTTTTATTTATATCAGAACGACGGTATTAACTCAAATTCTTTTGATTTTTCTTTAACTTTTAATAACAGATCAGATAAACAAGCGAAAGCAATTTTACATTTCTTGGAAAACCATAATGGAATTGATCTTTTTGATTATGACATGTACACATTCTTTACTGGAACAAGATCTTTTTATTGTCCAGAATGGAGTCATACTTATAATTTCTTAGACAATAATTCTATAACCGCAAGATTCATTGAGTCTAAATTTTCTTTTGACAGAGTATTCGATTTTAAAACTTATTTAACTCCAACTGGTTTTGACTTTGGTTTTTTACCAGCAGGGTTTCAAACAAGTAGAGAATATGGTATTATAAATAGTGGATTAAGATATCCAGCTTCATATTCTATTTTAAATAAAGTAGAACAATCTACTCCAACAACAAATTTCTTTTATCACGATTCTTCAGAAAGTGCGACGATTGATGTAAGAGCGGGTAGTACGGGGTATTTTAATATAATATTTCAACACCCACAAAATAGAACAGGTCCAGATCAAATATATGGATATTTTAATGTGGGGCAATCCCAAGATAATTTTGGAACAGTTGGAAATGATTTTCAAATATATTATACAGGATCAAAAGTAAGTGCTGGATCGGCGGCTCCTTATAACTTCTTATCTGGAGTTCAAAACTGCGTAGCTTCGCCTGTTTTATATGAAAATAAATTAGCTCTTTTAACTCGTTGGACACTTCCTGAATCTGGATATTTCTTTACAGGATTTTCTGGAAGAATATCAATGAATAGTGGATTTTCTCCTCTTTTGTCTGTAACAGGAAAAAACGTAGCGATTCCATTAAATACTTCAAACTATTTATATGACGTTGGAACTCCAGGAATTACTACATATGAAATGCTTTTTACAGATTTAAGTTTTAATACAGATTATTATGTCACAATAAGTGGCATGAATGATACATATACTAATACCACTGGTCAAGCCGTTTTTGCAAGTGGAGTTAGTGAAATAAATTCTTGGCCTTCTTCAGATCCGGTTAAAGGTTATG